GAGTTCTTCATGCCCACTTATGAATTCGCGGAGATGCTGCAAATTCAACAGAATGAGGAACGGCTTGCGGATGAACAGACTGGCCTCCCCAAGTTCCTGAATGGTTCAACCGAAGGTGCCCATAACCGGACCTTCGGTGGCGCGAACCTCCAGTGGAACAATGCGCTGACCACGCTCAAGACTGCTGTTTACAACATTGAAGCCAACTATATCGTTCCCAGCACTCAGAAGAAGATCCGGTTCTTCCAGATGTTCTCCAAAGACCCGGCCATTCAGGGCGCATACCGGGTTACCGCTCATGGGGTGAAGGGGTTGCTGGCGCGGGAATCCCTGACTGAAGCCATGCAACTCTTGCTCCAGAATATTGGGAACCTGCCAGAACAGGCTGAACGCTTGAAGATGTCCAACTTCTTCAACAGTTACCTGCGTTATAGCGGTCTGGTAAACGAGGATTTGGTCTATTCCGATTCCGAATATCTGGAAATTCAGCAGAAGAAGGCTGCGGAAGCCCAGAAGAATGCCGCTTACAATGCTGGCATCCAGGCCAGTGTCCAGGCCCAGCCGAAACTGCGGGCAGAGATGCCGCTCAAGGATGCGGTCATCGAGCTGGTCAAGGAAGCCCCAGAGAATAGCCCCCTGCGGCTGGCTTATATGCAACTCGCCAACCAGATTTACAACATCAATACCCCGGCGATCACGGGTGCCATGGCAGAAGAAGACCACATGGCGCACCTTGGCAACGTCAACGAAGCCAGCCAGATTGGGCATGAGATGGGGAATCGCCCATTTGAACCGGCACATAATCCGCTTGAACGGCATCCCCACCTGTTGCCCCAGTCGGAAGAAGGTGCGGCTCCGACCAAAGCCCCTCCCACCCGTCCCTCTAAACCAGCGACTACTCATAGGGGGCGAAGGCGATGAGACGGTTTGAAGAAGTCCCGATCATTCAACTTTGCACCAAACTCAGCGCGATGCGCCAATCCGAGCAGATGCAGATTTTAGTCGAATGGCTTATTCGTGCGCGGGAAAGTTACCGCGATGATTTGGAGAATATTGAACGTGACCCCGTTTGTATCAACATCATCCAGGGGCGCATTGCGCTAGTGAAAGACCTATTAAGCCTTATCAACCCTAGCAATACAACGTCAGCAACCTAATAGAGCCTGACAGGAGATCCCCGTGCCCACTACTGAATACGATCCCACAACCCTCAAGCGCGTTCCCAACCACGATGCCGCAAGGCGTCAGAAGGAACTGGATGCTGTTCTGGCAAATCTCAACCAGGGTAATACCCAGGTTAGCCAGCCCGGACTGCCCCCTGTCACCACTGAAGCCCAGCCTGTTGGAACCGGGTCTAATACTGACCCCGCCAATTTCTCAACCCCTACGGTCATTGAATTGCCCGCAGCCCCCGCCCCGCCTCCCCCGGCCCCTGTCGTTGAACCTAGTCCGACTGTGACCGCTGAGGAATACGCCAAACTCCAGAAGCAGTACCGAGAAGCGTGTCAGGCCCTTACCCCCGCCATGCAGCGAAGTGCTGTTCTGGCGCAAGACCTGAAGACGGAACGGGAAACCACCAAGAGCCAACTGGATAGTCTTACTACCCAGATCGCTGAACTGAAAGAGCTTTTCAAGAAGCCCCAGGCTTCCGCTTACGAACCCGAATTGGATACGGAACTGGAAACCCTGGACCCTGTTGTTGCGGATCGCTTCCGGCGATTGAGCATGACTACCAAGCAGCAAATGGAAGCCATGGAGCGCAAGCATCAGGCAGAGCTTCAAGAATTGCGAGATCAGGAAAGACAACGGCAGGAAGCACTCCTCCAGCATCAGAATACGACTCGGCAACAGACTTGGGATGATGTGTTCACCAAGCTGGTCCCTGATTACATGGACTATGCAGATGGTGGCGCAAAAGGCCCAGCACTGGTTGCCTGGACGCAACAGATGCCAGCAGAGTATTCCGCAGCTATTGTTAACCCCAGAGGGCATACCCCGTTCTTTGTGGCAAAGGTGGTTAATGAGTTCAAAGCGTCCCAAATGCCGGTTGGAACCTCCAGCCGCCAGCCCACACCGGGCGATCTCGCCGCACAAATCTCTGGCTCCGCTCCTACTCGGGTTGAAACCCGAACCCAGGAACCGCCTCTGACCACCGATGAGATCCGCAATGCCCAGTCGATTATGGACAAACTCATGCGTGAAGCAACCAATACCAAGAATTCTAAGGAAATTCGGGATTTGAAGATGGCGGAAGCCAAGAATTTTATGACCCGATTTGAACGACTCAAACCCAACCAATAATTCATCATAGGATAGGAAATGTCTAACCCCGTTACCGACCTGACGATTCCTCTGACTACTGGCTCTAACACCGGTTACATGAACAATCGCCAGGAACAGCTTTGGGAAGGCCCCCCGACTCGTATTCGGCGCAGGGCTTTCACCGTGCAGAATTCCCCCGATTGGAACGGCCTCACCCCCCTGACCGGGGATGTGGTCCGAACCAACGTAATTGACCAGGGCGCGTTTGTCATCGCGGTCTGGATGTATGTTATCACCGCTGGTGCGGCTAGTAGCACCGTCAGCGTGGGTGACTCTAGTTCCGTTACCCAGTATATTTCCAACTTCTCCACCGCTGCGACTGGCGTTACCCTGAGTGCCGCGTCCACCTGGAAGTATTATCCGGTGGCTTCGGACTATCTCCTGGTTACGCTCGGTACCACCGCTGCCGCCACGGGTGCTGTGATTGATGTGGGTTTCCTCGCATCTTCGCTGATCCCCTACACCAACCCCGTGACTGAGTAAAGGAGAACTAACATGGCTGGCAACATCACTGGTAGTGCTTTCAACAACCTTTCTGCCTTCAAGCCCCAGCTTTACCCCTTGCAGTTCATCCAGAAGTTCTATGCCGGTAGTATCACCAACTACATGTGCAATACGAACTGGGAAGGGGACATCCTCGGACCAGGCACCACGGTCAACCTGCGTCAGATCCCTGATGTGGTTGTCAGTGCGGCCACCAACGATGGTGATGTGAACTGGCAGTCCATCCAGGCGTCTGCCCTCCAGCTTGTCATCAACTATGCGTTTAACGGTGCATACTGGGTGACTGACGTTGATCGCTCCGCGATTGACGTTGACATGGAAGGCGCACTGATCAACGAAATGATCAATAAACTGCGTATGGCGATTGAATCCACCATTCTGGGTTCTGTTTACGCTTCCGCAGCCAACGTGATCACCCTCACCACCGGCGCGACTACTGCTTGGCAGTCTGGTATTTCCGCCACTCAGCCTTACACCAACGCTGTGACTGCGGTTGCCCAGGCTTCTCAGTACCTTGACGTTGGTGCTGGTAACGGCATTGACGTTGCCCCGTGGGAAGACCGCTATCTGGTCATCCACCCCAACATGAGGCTCGGCCTGACTGCCAACCCCGCGTTCTATGCGCTGAATGCGGGCATCCCCAAGGGTGCTCTTTATGAGGGCTTCCTGGCCTACATCAATGGCTTCAACGTGCTCCAGAGTCCGTTTGTCCCTGGTGCCGGTACCAGCGGTTCCCCCTACCTGGCCGTTGCGGGGCATCCTGAAGCGACCACCATGGCCACCAAGTTCACCAATGTCCAGGCCGACATCATCCTGCCCAATAAGTTCGGTATCGGCACCCGCTGCCAGAACTTCTTCGGGTTCCTGGTGACGAAGCCCTGGCTTCTGGTTGAAATCAGCGCCTGTCTTAACTAAACAATCGCGGGGGCTTATGATCGTGCGCGACACGGCCCCCGCATTCTCCCATCAACTTCAAAGAGGTTAACCCATGCCGCAAGCTACTGTAACCATGGATACTCAGTATCCGCCCGCAGAAATCAAGTTGGAATGCCGGGACTGCAAGGAAATCATCAACAACTGGACCGGGCACTCTTTCCTGAGAAATCTTGACCCCCGTGCCAAGTGGGACATCCTGTATTATCAGGCCAAGATGCGTTCTGAGGGAACCCAGCCGGAATTTACCCTGATCATGGATGAACATGAGCAGAACACTGTTGAGGTTGACGGTGATGAAGGTTCCGAACGGCGTCCCGTTTACACAGAGCGAGAGCTTGAGGGGTGCAACATGCGTAAGTTGCAGGAAATTGGTCGCTTGTATGATGTCAAGGGCATCCGGCGAAGGGATCTAATCCTCCAGATTCTTCAAAAGCAGACCGCCTTGGTTATTCGTGCCAGGGCTGACGAGTTTCCCATCAAAGGATAGTAAACCATGGCAAACCTGACGATCAGGGATATGGTCCTCCATATTTCATATATGCGCCCTGATCTCGACCTTGGGCTTGCAGAACGATTGCTTCAGGAAACTGCCAAGCAGGTATTCCGCGAATCGCAACTTGGCCAAGTCATCACCACGGTTTATCCGATAGGGAACGTTGTAAACCAAATTCTGTTGACCAGTAGAATCCCATACTGGAATGCAGGATTGCCCAATTACCTACTTCCATCGGACTCCAATAAACTGATTTTGCCAACCACTTGGGATGGATCAACCCCTGATGACCTGAGTGGAATCAACACAGCCCCTAACCAGAAGACCTCGGCGGAAGTCATCCGGGTTCTTCAGGTTAGGACGGTGACGCTGCCTTTCTTCTCTATCGGAACCTTTGCGGGGTGGGCATTCGCCACTGGGAATGCCGCATTCAAAGCCACTATCGCTGGTAATCAATTGACCGTCCAAAGTGTTTCTGCTGGTGCATTGAATGTTGGTCAATATGTTTATTTGCCCAGTTACGCGGGTACGGCCCCGCCCTACATCTCTGCTGGTACTTCTAGCCCTTATACCTTATCCAACACCAACCTGGGGACGGTGAGCGTTTCTACCAATATGACCAGCAACCCCGTTCCTGATGCAACTGATATGGTGAATGGTGCTTTCTATATCGTTTATCAGGGTCCAGTAAATACTGGTACTTTAACCTGCAAGGGTGGTGATGTCCTACAGTCCAACGGGTCTACCTGGAGCGTAACCCCGCTGGAAAACTATGACACGCTGCGCCAAGTGAATTGGCAGACCACACAACTTTATACCAATCGGCCCAAGTCATCCTGGAACTCTAGCCAAACCTCTGGCACCACCATGACCAATATCACCAAGGCGGGATCATGGAGCCAGCGGCAAGGTCAGATGCAGACTACCATTGGCGCTGTTTCTGGGGTTACGGTTGCCAATCCTACCTTTACCCAATACGCTGGGGTGATCCTGGATCTATACCCCACGCAGGGCTATCAAACTGCCATTGAAATCACCTACAATGCCCTCCCCACTGGCGATATCGCTGATGTGGTGTTGAATCTTCCCGATGAAGCCCACGAAGCCATCATCAATGGGGCGTTGGCAGATTGGCTTTCCGTTCCAGGAAAGGAACAGAACTTGATCCTAGCGGAAAACCGCCGTGCAGAATACGACCGGAACACCAGCGCCCTTCGTGCTATGGGTGCGTTGGGGACAGGCGGCTCCCCTAAGTACCGCGCTCCTCTCTTTGGTGGTCGTGGTAATCGATACTTCCCCTTCGCATATAACCCAACACTGATGCCGGGGCCTAATTAATGTCAACTCCCAGCACGAACTATCAACTCTCACAACTCCAGACCGATCTTCAGGGGTTGCTGGGAGATTTTAGCGGGACTCGATTTTCCACAGCACAGTTGAATGATGCCATCAATTATGCCATCAAAGAAATGAACACCTTGATGGGGTATACCTATATTGATGTGATCATCCCCCAAACATATAATGGCCCTGCATACGCATATACGCCAAATTTTGTTGGTGATCAAAATTCAACACTGATCCCACCTTGGATTCCTTTCAGCCTTTATGGGCTATACCCTGATGGGACCACTAATTACGACCTGACTGATTATATTGAAATCAAAGCGTGTCTATTTGGCTATGGCAATCTTAACTATGGGCTATGGCCATCTTACCCACCATTCATCAACGCAACCATCCCGCTAAATAAGACCACGATTGAACAAGAAGACCTGTATAACCCTAACTGGCGTACGCAGTATGGGATACCCCAACGATGGGATTTCTATGACTCATCTCGTATCATTGTTTTTCCCCAACCTTTTCAACAGCAAACATCTTCTACCCTAAATGGATATTTGACTGTTGGTTACATCCAGCAACCTGCATTATTGTCGAACCCTTCAGACTATATTGATAACAGAATCCCAGATCGCGTTCAACAATATGTTAAGTATGCAGCCGCTTCATGGCTACTTGCCATGGACCAGAGTGATACTACTTCTCTTGCAACTGCCAAGATGTATATGGATACATTCACCCAATTGCTACAATCTAAGTCCATTTCCCAGTGATCAACCCTTCTAGTATTTTCCTGAGCGTAGGGACTAGCCCCTCATTTGACCCAGCGTTGGTTAATACCATGACGGCATCTTCCCCTGGTGTCAGCAATCTTTTGAACGTGACATTTCTATCTGGTGGGGGGACCGTTCCGATTCTACCAGGGCAAACCGTTACTGGGGAATCCATGCCATTTGGGGCACAGGTACTGCCATATGGCACAAACGGGGCAAGTGGGACGGGCAATCTTGGGACTTATGCGCTTAGCGTCATAAGTGATCCCATCCCTAGCGAAACCATGCAGATAACCCTTAGCCAATTTGGGCAAGCCGGTCCTGGGTCTTTATTCTACGACTGGAATCAACACAATCTTTATAATCGAAATACAGCTAATAATGGGTGGAATCTTATTGGATCATCTGAACTACCTAATTTTGGGCTACTGCCTCGTTCCGGGGGAACACTTTCTTCTGCGATGACTGGTTCCAATGGCCTGTTGACCGCTGATGGGAATACCCCCTTTACCGCGCCTCCCTATGTAACCAGTAAGTTAAGCCGGGCTGCGACTCTAGCAGATATTGATAATATTGAATCATCCTTGGTTTCCCAGATTAACACGCAGGTAAACGCATCAATACAACAAATTGGTGTTCCTGGTATTCGTTCCAGTATGGCATTTGGGTTTGGCCAGATTGGTCTTCAGGGTGGGACTACGCTTGTCTATTACTCGATCCCTGTAACTGGGATGACTTATCCAGATGGGACTGTGGTAAACGCATCCGATTGTTATGGATTTGCATCTATCGCAACATGGCATTATTTTGGCAGTGGAATTGAAGAAATGACCTATTGCCAACCACAAGCAGGATCTAATGGAATGTCATGGGCAGCATATTCGCAATTTATGGGTGGTGGTGCAATATATTCATATCTAATGAACTACATGGTCATCGCAATCAAACCAACGGCATAAAATGGCAATAGTTTTAGGTTACATCTACCAAAGTCCATCCAACACTGACCCTGCTGGAGTCTACCCTTATTATTACTTTACAGCTTCATGTTCTGGGTCTGTCATTAATGTGTCGGTTGCTTCTGCGCTACCCATCCTTCCTGGCCAGCCCATCTCTGGGTCAGGGATTGCCACTGGAACCATCGTTCTTTGGCAAATATCGGGGACCGCTGGGGGTGTTGGGTTTTATCAGTTATCAACGATCCCTGGGGCTCTTTCTAGCCAAACAATGTATAACACCCTGGGGAATAGCATATATCAGGAAACTGGTGGGGGTAATGTATGGTATCAAACGGATACAAATCTGTATCTCATAAGAAATAAAGCAGGGACCGCATGGGTTCCCATGGGTTATGGCGACCAAATTGGGCTGGGGATGTTAGCCCAGTCTGGGGGGGCCATGAGTGGCGCTATCCTTGGAACAACTCTGGTGACTGCCGATGGGACAACTGCTATTACTAAACCTCCCGAATCATTGGCACAAAACAGTATTATTGCAACCATCGCAGACATTAATGCGCTGCAATCTTATTTGGTCGGGTTGATTCAAACCATAACCGCACAGTCTATTAGTGTGATCCCTTCTCCTGGGCTGAGAGCAAATATCGTGTTCGCATTTGGGACTGCTGGCCCTGCCGTTGGGGGGGCAACTAACCCAGTCAACTTGAACACAATCATAACGAGTTTGGGATTGACCTATCAAGACGGCACCGTTGTCCAGTCCTCTGATTGTTATGGGTTTGCCACTATGAACAACATTGGGAATAATGGTGGTGGGACCAGTGCTATTTCGAATCTATCCATGTCAGATACCAAAGGGATGATGTGGGTAGCATGGTATAATTCAAATAATGTTCTAGTTGCCACAACGTTTGAATATATGATCATTGCTATAAAGCCGACCGCACAATGACCATCACCGTTGCAAAAATGTATTCCAGCCCATCCTCTCAAGACCCCTCTGCACTTAGTGGGTTTGGTGGACCTGGGAGTATTTGGGCGCATACTGATGATGGAATTTGGCTCGCTAGAAATTCGGGAAATACTGGATGGAATATTGTAGGATCTGGCGATCAAGCAGCATTTGGGTTATTCCCGCTATCTGGTGGGGGGACTTCCGGTGCGGTTTCTGGGCTGAACGGCATTATGACCGCCGATGGGAATACCCCATTTGCGGTACCCCCCACGATCACTTCCAAATCCAGCGTTATGGCGACCATGCTGGATTTGTATAACCTCCAGAACGCGTTGAATTCATTGGTGTCCGAAGCGGTTGGTAATGCCCTGGCATCCATCGTGGTCCCAGGTATTCGGTCTAACTTAGCATTTGGATATTTTAACTTTGGTGGGACGCAAAGCCCATACAACCTTAATGTCCCCATCGTTGCGGGTGCCGGTAGCGCCAATGTGGCCGGGTTTACCCTGTCTTATCCAGATGGGACTGCCGTTGGGACCGCCGATTGTGTTGCATATGCTGTCCAATCATCTTACCCTTCTCCCAATGGTGGTGCTGCTACAGAAACTTTGTTTACGGTTCAAAGCCCAGTGGGTATGGCATGGTCTTCCTCGATCTGGGTTAGTACCAACCCTTATGCGGCTGGTTTCACATTCATGATTATTGCCATGAAGCAGAAGGCATAGATGAAAACCTACAAGGTTGACTTCTCAAGAGGCATCAATGTTGTAACCGAAAAGCGGTTGATGCCGGAAGGTTATATTGTTTTGGCCGACAATATTGACTTGAGAAGCGGGAGTATGCACCCATTCAAATTCCCTGAGCCGTATATTGGTATTTCTGGTGGTATCCCTTCTGGGACTACCTGTATTTGGGAATTCAAAAATAATTGGTTTTTCTCTGCGCTTTATCGTGCCTACACCGGAGAATATGTCAATTCCCAGACCAGGGTTTATTTCTGTGAATCGTTGATCGCCCCCGCTGGGACGTATGTGACAAGCCACCTGATCCCGCAGAAGGTAGTTAATGGCGTTCAGGCACAGCTAGGAACGCCCGTCCCTCTCGTGCCACCCACCATTACCGCCACCACCAGCGACACCCCTACGACCTTCCTGGCCACCGTGTTGACCACTGGTGGGTATCTGGGCACGGGCCAGTATTCATACCGGATTTCCGCCATCATCAATGGGCAAGTGATGCCTCCGTCTGGTGCGGTGATAGTCAATATTCCCCAGTCTGGTGGTGTAAACATCACTACAGGCACCATCAATCTCACCTGGACGCCAGTTGCGCTGGCGACTGGTTACGTTGTCTTCGGCCGCATACTAGGGTCAGAGCAAACCCTGTTCACCCTTGGCGCTGGGGCCGTGGCTGTCACTGATTCTGGGAGCAATTCCCCTTCTGGCGCGTATGCTGTCAATTACCAGCCGCTTAACCCAATAACCTATGTTTACACCTATACCCGTGATGTTGGGACGATGCCGGATGAAAGCGGCCCAAGCCCCATTTCAAATACCACCAGTTCCAGTTTTGTCAGAACCATTACCAGAAACCCGAATGCAGATGGGTTCTATGCTACTTCTACTCAATATTCTGGGTTAACTCTTGGGTCAAGCAATATCTTTCCGAATTATACGATTCTTGGGATAACATATACTGGTGCAGATGCGGTTTTGAGTCTTGGGTTGACTGCTTTCAATTCCCCCTGGTGGGTGAATGGGATGAAATTGGTCTTCGCCAATGACCCTACCGCGACCCCCTACGCATTCAGCATCCCGACAGCATTGGTTAACCCTACTACCCCCGCACTTGTCCTCAATTCCGCCACAGGTGGGGCCATTCCTGCCGGGACATACCAATATGCGATTTGCGCGGTCAGGGGAACCGTAACGGGGATAACTGGCTATCCCGCGACTCTCCCAATCACTACCGCCGTATCCCCTTCATTAATTGTTGTGACGGCGGGATCAACAAGCGCAGTAACTATTTCATGGGCTGGTGTCAATGGTGCAACTGGATATGTCATAGTCCGGTATAATGGGACTGTGTATCAAGTTGTTGGGATCATCCAAGGGCAAACAGCCGTATTCACTGACATTAACGATTATGCATCCAATTCATACCCGACCATTGCCGAATTCCCAGCTTCAAACCAGACCGGCATTATTTACAATCCCATCAACACTTCCGCTCCTATTTCTTGGGAAAACCCAAGTGCCGCTTCCATGGGCCAGATCATTGTGATGTCCGAAGCGGTCCCTGCCTCGGCAGGGATGACCACTCTCCCCTCAGCCATTTACCTTGCTGCAAGCCCCTTTGTTGGGGTTTCTCCTGTCAGCGCCACAACCGCACCAACCCTTGCTGTTGTTGGTGGTGCTGCATTCTCTGCTGGAACCTATTATATTATGGTTCAGGCGCTAAATGGCACAACTATCATTAGTGACTCCGCGTATGCGCCTATAACCCTTGGTGGTGTTAGTAATATACAGGTTACTTTCCCAAGCATCCCCGGTGCAACTTCTTATAAAATTTATTATTACCAGTTAAATGTGGAGGGGAACTATCTTGCTGGGACTTTCACTACCAGCCCCGCCACCCTATCTTCGGCAGGGGCAATTATTATCGGTGTCCCTGGCTGGGCGGGGGTTGACCAGGATGTGATAAATATCACATCTGCCCAGTACAACAATATGATTGGGGTTGCCACTTATTACCAAGATTCATTGAGTTTGTTTACCGTCCCTAATTTCCTGAATATTTATACACCTACTCAATCCCCACAATATACTCCTGTCACTATTGGTTCGCTGTATGATGTCCCCAACAATGGATATTACAAATATTGGAATATCTACCGTGCTGGTGATGCTGGGGCTACTTTCAATCTGGTTAGCCAACAACCCATTACGGTGACTTCCTATACTGATACCGTGGGCGTGACCGGCCTTGGCCTTAGTATCCCCACTTTCTACAACGATGTGGTGACGGGCGGGGTAGTTTCCTTCCAGCCGCCTCCCCCCAACGGGTATTGCCCCCAGCTTTACAACGGCATGTTGTTTATGATTGACGGGAATACCGTCAGGTGGACCCCCACCAGCGAACCCGATGCTTGGCCTGGAATCTACGTTCAGTCATTTGCCTTCCCCCCTCAAGCGATCCTGGCTTATGGTGGTGGTATTTATGTGTTCTGCGAAAATGGGGTCTACCGACTGGACGGGTTCCTCCCTGGTCAGATAAGTATGACGCAGTTGATGGCAAGTGGATGTATTGCCCCTTATAGCCCTAGGGTGCTTGGTGAGCACATCATCTATCTAGCCAAGCGCGGGTTGATGATGATTCATGGCATGACCGCATCCAGCATCACCGAGCGGTTCATCCCTTATCGGTTGATGACTGAACCTAGTGCATTCATTGGTGGGATTACCGCTCAGAACTTCTGGTGGTTTACTACGGATCATACCAGCGCATATGGTGCGCTATTGGATATTGGGATGAACCCGATCCCCGCCGCTGATGGGTTTGGGCTTGTAACCGCCAAGGATAAGCCGCTCACCAGCCTGATCTATGAAGCCAGAAGTTTTGTTTGGCAGAATAAGTATTACCTGTATTTCGTAAATAGCCCCACAAATGAGTTCCAAGGCAACCCGTGTTGGTGTGTTGATCTTGGGATTGCACAACTTGCGTTTGTTCTGCCAAATTACCCAATTACCACTCTTGGGTTCAAGCCGACTGATATGCATGTCTCCAGCACGGGTGAATGCTATGCACTGTTGACGATTGACCCATATAATGACCCATCAAATCAAACAAACTTAGCCATATCCGAAAGCCAATTTAATGCAAGTTTCACCGCGCAGATATCTGTTTCCACCCAAGCAATCTACCGCTTTAACCCCACCTTCGGGCAGAACGTGCCGATGCGCTGGAGGACTTCCGAGGTAACTGCCGGTGCGCCCTCCATGCGGAAGCGGTGGCGCGAGGTTCGTTTAAATGGGTCTGGGACTCACCAGATTCGGGTATTCATTGATGGTGCGCTTCAGACCATGGCTACTGGTGCGACTGCCACCACATTGACCCTTTCCGAAAGCCCCATCCACCCATCCCGTATCCTGTTGCCGCCCGGTTCCTGGGGCTTCTCTTGCTCTGTGGAGGGTTGTGGGGATGGGGTTGTGCGCGTCATCGAGCTTGGCTTCGATCCCATGGCTGGTGAAGACAAGCAAGGGGAGGGGAAGGAATAATGGCAAAATCCTATCTGGTCCACAGCAACGATGTTCAGGAATTGAATCGCGTTTTAAATACGATCAATTCCGATGTTAGCCGTGCCCATGGGAAGTTGACCATTATTGAGCAGAACCAATCCATCAGCGGGGCGGGGACAGGATTACCCACAACCCCGGACATCTCGCCAGCCCCAACCCCGGTCCCGCCCACGGTCTACCGGGCGCCCTTCACCTTCACCAGCAACGTGCTGGGATCCAACACCTACGAGATCGACACCGTGCCGATGGGGGGACATACGTTCTTCTTCTTCAATATGAGCGTCAACGTGCCCTGCCGAGTGCGGATCTACGGAACGCATGCCGCTGCGTTGGCCGATCAACTGCGAGTGCAGACCATTGACCCGGTTGGCAATCACGGGATGTATCTGGAGATGCTGTTCATCCCTGGCGCATTAAGTTGGTATATCACGCCGATCCCGATCTGCCCAAACCAGGATGCCACTGAATCACCGCAGATGTATTTCAACATACAAAATAATAGTGCTTCTTCTTCCGCCGTCATCATCAACGCCACTATGTTAATCATGGAGTAACCATGTCAACTTTCGCCGGATGGTCTTCCGCTTTGATCCCGCTGGGGGACTCCATCGCACAAGCACAGGGTGTGATTGTGGCAGCGATGCAGGCAGGCAACTGGCAGTGTCTGCGCCAGGGGTTGGCTCCCACGGCGGTAGGTGGCTCCATCACCAGCCCAGCCAACGCTCTTGACATGACCCCGACCACGGTGGCTGGGCAGGCAGGGACCACCCCACAGACTATCGCTGTT